CCTCCTTCTTTTTTGCATGAAAAAAGCACCCGATTTCTCAGGCGCTTATATCTCTTCTTACTTTTGTATCCAGCATGGTGCTACTACAACGGAATTCACGAATCCACCATTTGATGATTCATAGCTGTTGTTCCCTACAGGAGTACCATACATTGCTTTTATTGTATCTCCTTCGTAGATGTCCGGCAATTCACCCATCATGTAAATTTGATAAATATTTAAGTCATTATCGCACAGGATTGCGTAAGTATACTTATCTTCACAATCTTTATAAATCTGCGATGTGTTTATCTGCACTACATATAAATCGTTTGCTTTCATGATTTTATTGCCGTATTTATCCGGTTCTTTCATAACCATCTTGTATGTAATGCTTTCGTCTACATTATCCTGAAATTTTTCAACACTGTCAGATGGAAAGAAATCTGCGTTTTCCTTTATAAAACTGCTTGCTTCATCTGAAACGGTAATTGCATCTGTAGATTCGGCTGCAAAAAGCAGTCCCCATTCGGTCGCCTGCCAAACTCCTTCATGATACGTCCCTATCTGGACTGTTCCATCTTCCCAAGTTGTTTTCCCTTCCCCTTCAAAAACACCTGCGGAGAAATCTCCCTCATACGTCCAAGTCTCTCCTGCCTCATTTTTCGTTTCAAATTTGCCATGTCCATCAGGCACACCTTCAACCATGTCTCCGGAATAAGTTCCTGTTCTTTCTCCATAAGGTAATGAAAGCGTCACTTCTTTGTTTTCAACAGTACCGGTTCCAGTATCCCCGCAGCCAGTAGCACCAAACATCATTCCAATACACAGAACCATACATAACCATTTTTTCATGGTATCCCCTCCTTTTTGACATCATAACATGTGAATGTTTTGGCTGTCAATTTCTCTTTTTGTGATGTTCGGAAGGCAAGATTTATCTTTTTTCCTGTTCAAGTTCCATGTATGCAAGAATGACTGCAATTTCTTTTTCCGGAATTTTGTATATTTGAGACGGCAGGGTGCCAAAACGCCGCCACATGGTATATCCGACAACCGCTCTGGCATCCCCTGCCCGAATCAGTTTTTTACTTCCGTTACCGCATCGTCATCATAGCCACTCAGACGGTTGATTGTGCTGTAAATGATAGAAATTTCTCCCGCGCTGAACAATGCCTTAATGGCATCCTTCCCACTTGCAACACCAAGCTTATTCAGCAATTCCTTGTCGCTCAGCCTTCTTCCCTCGATACGGCAGCTTTCCAGAAGAATATTTGCCCTGAAATCTCCCTCTTTGCTGATTTCAGAAACATGTACCATCTGGTCTTCTGTAAGCGCAGCACAGGTCACTACAAAAGGCTCCCCTACAATATCCGATAATCTTTTGATTTTAAGCTCTGTTTTTTCCTTCTCCTGTAATTTCTCAGCATCAGTTTCCAAAAGTCTGTCAAAAATACTCATAGCTTCCTCCTTATTCCTCGTCAATCAAATCAATGAATTCATAATCGTAAAACGTAAACGGCTGTGTTACCGTTCCAATCGTTTCTGCCGCCCAATCAGCCAGCGTAAGCTCCGTAAAGGTCACACCCTTCAGCACCACTCTTTCCGCCCCCAGTGCATCCGGGTCAGCCAGTTTGCCGATAATCGTAAATTCAGGTGTTCTTCCTTCCTTAATTTCATCCGCAATTTTCAACGCCATACGGCTGTTTGTTTTCGTCATGGTAATGCTGCCCGTACCGGACCATCCTGCGCTTTTCTGCTTTTTGCCGCTTGTGCCGCACATCGGAACATCCTTAAAATTGATTTGTGCTTTTGCCTGCAACGCCGTAGCCTCTCTGACAAGCTCGCCGTCTAACATTACCTCCCCATAGTTGCCGTTAATCGCTCTTCTGGGGTCAAAACCTGCTTTTCTCATTTATTGCCCCTCCTTAAATGTTAAAGTTTACTGTAATATCCTCGATCGCATACAGAATATGATAAGAGCCCTCCATAAACACGTTGCTCTTTGTATTCGCTTCTTTGATTTCCTGTTCGGACATTTCGCTGACATCCGTCCCATTTTCACGAAGCCAATCTCTCTGTGCCCTCACATCAATGCCCACGGAAATATCCTTATCCAGAATCTCATCATCCCTGAGTGCCTCCAGATACTGCTGCACAGCTACCAGCAGCAGGCATTTGTTGTCGTAATTGTTGGGATACTTGCCGATATAGTTATCTTCACAGGTACCATGGATGTCATTGTAAATCAGATCCATAGTATCAACTGCTTTAATCGACTTATAGATATCTCCCTTCAAGCCGTTTACATCCTTCAGACTGTTTACCTCTCTGCCAATCTTGACCTTTTCGCCATCATGGAAAAGAACGAACTCTCCGGAGTCAATTTTTTCATTCATTTCGCTTCTGGTAAATTTCGGCACATCATCTACCTCGCCCAGCACAAAATAGGTAGAGCTGACATTCAGCGGTGTACCTGCAAGAATCCCGGCGATTCTGGAGCAGTACTGCCCCGCTGTATAGGTCTTATCCCCGACAACAATATCACCCGTAGTAAAGTTAATAATACCCTCGTGGTCTGCGGCGATATTCGGCAAAACAGCCTTTACCTTCATCCGCTTGGAATCCCGCATGGTTTTAATCTGTGTTGCAATCTTCTGAGCATCCTCTTCTGCCACCGCAGGAGGCGCAGCCAGATAATCAAATTTGATTGTTTCCAGCTTTGCCAAAGCGTTTTCTACCGTATCTGTCCGAATCAGCAGAACATGTTTAATCGGTGCTTTGCCGCCCTCAAATGCACGCTCCACATACTCCTTATTTGCAGCTGTCAGATCCGCAGGCACCTGCGTTTTATCCTCAATTTTTGTTACTCCATGGTTGCTTTTTTCAATAACCATGACTGCAACAACGCCTCTTTCCCCACGCTTAATCGCAGTCGAGGCTTTTGTTTTGAATTCAATGATAATATTGGGTAATCCCATCTCTTTTCGCTCCTTTCTACTCGTCCGCTGTTGCTTTCATATCAATCGAAATATTCTTTGCCGCTTCCATCTTGCCGGAATCAATATATTCGGAATCAAAGGATTCATCCAAATACCGAAACGTCAGGTAAATAGCCAGGCGGCTATCTGCTTCCTTCATTTCATGATTGAAAGACAGCACCCGTTCCCCAATCGATATGGAATGCTGATTTAAAAATGGCATCAGCTTTGATTCCACATCCAATCGTTCCTCAAAGTCCTCTCTCCCATATCCATCCTCGGTTCCAAAATAGATAATCTGTATTTCGATGTTTTTTCTTTCGGTGAAATAATTTGCCTTTGCCCCGCCAGCGAAGGTTAAATTCAAAAGGAAGGCAGGAACAGAGAACCCCTCCTCCAGCCTTCCTTTATAAATCTCCACGCCGGGAACACAGTTAAAAATCTGTTCCATAACAGCTGCTAAAATTTCCTTTGCGGTAATCATCAGAATTTATCACCTACCAGTTTATCCACCATATCCCCAGCTTTATGCACAATTTCTTCCTCCACCTCATTCAGCGCATTCCGGTACATGTGCTTTCCATTGACCCAGCCAATCAGCTTGCCGCTCCCCTTGATGTTTACCCGTTGACCGTATTTTCCCTCTTTCGTTTTCGCGCCCTTAATCAGCCTGTGTCCAAATTCAACGAGCTGTGCGTGCGGTGCTTTCCTGTTGTCATTTCGCACAGCGGCATAACCACCGCCGCTGCCAATAACCAGATGGCATGCTTCCCGCAGTCTGCCGCTCTGCTCCTTGGTTTCCGCATCGATGTTGCGCGTGACCCTCTCATACATAATCACACCCACATCCTCTACCAGTTCTCTTCTGGCTTCCGGAAACTGTTTCTCCAATGCCGCAAAGGCTTTGTCTAAATCTTCCAATGAGCCCATTCTATCACCTCAATGCGTTAAATCTGCCGTTGCTTTGATTTTTAGAAAATTGTCCTGAAAAAGTGTGTTATCAACGGAAACAATATTGTAAAGCGTGCCGCGAAAAAGAATCCTGTCTTTTACCGTCAGATCCTTCACCGCTCCATACCGAATGGTAAACTCTACTGTCCCCTCTGCGCCATACTTTCTGGCTTCCCACCATTCCCGTCCGTATAAGCCGTTTACCTTCGCCCATACGGTTTTTATCGTCCGGTATTCTGTCCGGATGCTTTTATCCGCTTCCCGTCTTTTGATAATCCGCTGTATCTCTATGCGGTGCCTTAAGTCTCCTGCCTGCATTTCATCACCCACTTACAAAATATTTCTGCAATACTGGTTAATGATGGCTTGTGCCGCCAGATTCACGCTCGGAGCCTTTCCTGTTTCCGTTTCATAGCTGCGATTATCGTACATGTCGGCACAGACCATCAGCATGGCAATCGCCAGATCAGGCTTATCATCGGTTTCCTCAAGATCCAAACCGGTTTGACTCAATACAAATTTCCGTCCTGCTTCAATGATAGCCTCGATAACCTCTGTTTCTTCGTCCGTATCGTCAATTTTTCCGAAACGAATCAGGTTCTCTGCGCTTACCTCCCTAAGCTTCATCAGAATCACAACCTTCTGCATCCACAGAAACCTTTGCAGCAGAAATCCTCTCAATCAGATCCGCCTTTTTCCCTGCATCATCCAAACCCATCTGCTTTGCCAATGCTCTCAGCGCCGGAACTGTCATTCCTTCCAATTCCTCGGTATCCAGCGTTCCTTCTAACAGCACTTCTTCGCCTTCCGAATCCGAATTTGTCTGCGGATTCCCTCTTTCCACTTCTGCCTCTGCCGGCACAACATAGCCTGCTTTCATGAGGTCGTTGAGGATATAAGAATCCTCAACTTCTCTCACTTCTCCGGCATACATCGAAATCAAACCACTGAAGCTTATCGTCGCTCTTACCTTCATGCCGTTACCTCCTTAAGCCATTTTCAGCACCGCCATACGCTGACTGTCTGTCACCTTGGAGTCAACCTCCATCCATGCAACTACGCCAATCGCATGCTGCGTTGCATATTTTTCACGCAGAACCTCAATTTCCAGCTGCTCTGCAATCTTTACAGACAGCCCGCTCATATCGCCGTACAGAACCGTCTTTGCACCTGTTGCAATCTTAGGCATATTGTCAGATACGAATACAGGCTTACCCAGCAGTCTATACGGGAATTCTCCTGTAAAATCGTCCTGCAGAAGATATCTGTTCTGCCCGTCTTTCAGCTTCTTTACCGCTGTGAATGTCTCGGGGTGCATAATCCAGCACGCATCAGACTGGAACGCCTGCTTCACCTTCGCCTGCAAGTCAATCAGTTCATCCGCAGTGATTGCCGCTGCTGCCGCTGCTGTTTTCTCATTTGTGGTAGACAGCGCACCTTCCATTTTGGATGTTGTGCCGTTCAGCAGCTCGCCCTCCAGGAACGCCGCAATCTCTTCTGCCATATAGTTTACGATGAAATCTGTCACATTGAACATGGCATTTGTTTTCAGCTTTCTGCCAATCAGCGTAAGCGCACCTACCAGATATCCTTTCAGGTCAACAGATGTAAATTTGCCTGCATCCGCTGTCAGCTCCGTAAAGTCATCGGAATATGCAACCTTTACATCATGCCCGGAGGACGCGCCGTACACAGGCACCTTCAGTTCTCCTGTCATGTAATATACAGTCGCTCTGGAGAGGATTGGAGAAATGTCCTTAACCTTTTTGATGATTTTGTTTGCAATAGATGTCGGTACGATTGCACCGTTGTTTGCCATTGTCAGATTCAATTCGCCGGCTCTTTCCTCCAAGCCTGCCGCTGCGCCCAGAACATATTTTACAAAGGCTCTTTCTTCCAGTTCCTCCTGCGTTTTCTGTTCGGCACCATTGTCACCCGTTTCCCTCGTGTTTTTCGCCTTGGCTGCCCTTTCTTCCGCTTCAATCGTCTTATCAATATCAGCAATTTCCTTTTCAATCGCATCGAAGCTCGCCTGTTCCTCCGCGGTCATGGCTCTGTTCTCGGTTTTAGCCGCATTCAGAACATTTTCCAATGCTTTTACCTTTTCTTCTCTGTTTTCTCTCATTTTCTTCAAAAATTCCATGATTTTTATTCCCCTTTCGCTTTTTTGATTCTTTCTTCGTATTTAGAATAGTCCACATTTTTTGTTGCAGACACTTCTACCGTACTGTCAAAGGTTCTTGTCTCCAGATATTCCTCTGTCCCTGCACGCAGTTCAACGGATGTTGCACTATACGCAGGAATTTTGTCAATTACCAGTGTCACATGGTCAAGAGCCATCCTCTTGATGCGCCGCAAAGGCAGCTTTTCGGTTCTTTCCTCTACTGCGTCCAGTACGTTTGTCATGCCAAAGCTCCAGCCCTTCAGTTTTCCTTCCTTTGCCGCACACACAACCCGTTCCTCTGTCACAACAGCCTCTGCCCAAAGACCAATATTGTCCTCTTTCAGCTGTAAGGTGTTGTCGGC